GCAGATGGCAGAAAGCATGAAGCAAATGACAGCGAAGGAGCTGGAGGAGCGCAAGCTCGAAGCATTTACAGCGTACATGAAGCTGCTCTTGAAGTAGCCGAATGTATAAATAGACACACATCGGTAAGAAGTACCGTTCTTACAAGGGAGTCGAACAATGAACAAGAGAAGTCTTGAAAGCACGATCCGAAATATTGCGGAAGGCGCTGAGTCAGGTAAGCCAACGCCAAAGGTTTCAACACCAGGGCAGCCTGAACTGCCATCTGAAGGTGGAGATCCCGGTAAGGGCGGAAATGATCCAAAGGCCAAGGGTGGAGTTGAGGAGCCAATGAAGGACAAGCTCCTTACCGATCCAGAGGACAAGCACGCTGATATTGCAAAGGCATCCAATGCCACATCCAAGACAGCAAAGCGAAAGGCTGACAAGGGTGGTTCTGAGCCAATGCAGAAGGTCAAGGAAGAGGAAGAGGTTGAGGATTTTGATCTCGTCGCTGAAGAGGAGATTGACGAGGATGTCGAGATCGTCGAGGTTGATGAGGACATCTATAACCTAGTCACAGAGCTTGACGAGGATGAGCTTCGCGCTCGCTATGCCGAGCTTCTTTCCGCAGTTATGGAAGAGCAGGCCGATAGCGATGACACCGAAGAGATCGCAGAAGAGGAAGTTTCGGAGATTCGCCGACGCATCACAGCAGAGGATCTTGACCTCTCTGAAGATGTTCACGCAATGTTCGATAATGAGGATCTCTCCGAGGAATTTCAAACGAAGGCAAAGACCATCTTCGAGGCAGCAGTTCTCGTTCAGGTCAACAACAAGCTCGACGAGCTTGAGGAGTCCTTCAAGCAAGAACTTGCTGAGTCAATCAACGTCCATGAGACAGAGCTGACTAACAAGATTGATGACTATCTAAACTATGTCGTTGAAGAGTGGATGACCAACAATGAGCTGGCTGTTGAGCGTGGTCTACGCGCAGAGATCGCAGAGGAGTTCATGGGTGGTCTTCAGAAGCTCTTCATTGAGAGCTACATCGACGTTCCAGAGTCGAAGGTTGATGTTCTCGATGAGATGGCAGAGCAGATTGATGAGCTAAAGACTGCGCTCAACGAGCAGATTGAAGCAAACATTGATCTTCAGAACGAAAAGTCCACAGCTGTCGCTGAGAGCATTCTCGTTGATGAGTTGTCGGACCTTGCTGATAGTCAAATTGAAAAGATTGCTGAACTTGCCGAGAGCGTACAGTTCGAGGATGAAGATCAGTATCGAAAGGCAATTAGCATCCTGAAGGAGAGCTATCTCCCAAAGGCTGCTGATTTAACAGAAGATGACGACGCAGATGTGGACGAGGAGTTTGCACAGACACTTAGTGAGTCTGTTGAAAAGCCAAAGAATGACGCTATGTCGCAATACGTTCGCGTTCTGGGAAGTCAGCTCAAGTAACTTGTGGAACGAGTGTAGACTCGGGTTTATATAAATAAGAAAGATCAGGGAATACAAGGGCCCTGAACATTTTTCACAGAAGGAGTATTAAATGTATCTTTCAGAGGAACTACAGACAAAGTGGGCCCCTGTTCTGGAGCATGAGGACATGCCAAAGATTGCTGATAATTATCGAAAGGCAGTCACGGCGGTTCTTCTTGAGAACCAGGAGCAGGCTATTCGTGAGCAGGCGCTCTATGAGACACCAGCAAACGCAAGTGGTGGTCTTGGATCAGGAACAGGTGTTGATTCTTATGATCCAGTTCTCATCTCGCTCGTTCGACGTTCGATGCCGAACCTGATCGCGTATGACATTTGCGGTGTTCAGCCAATGACAGGTCCAACGGGTCTGATCTTTGCGATGTACGCAAATTACTCGGCACAAGACACAACGACGCCACGAAGTGCTAATGAAGCTCTCTTCAACGAGGCCAACACAGCATTCTCGGCTACAGCAGACGGTGGTGTTATTCCAAATACCGCAGCAAGTCACGCTAACACTCACTCGATCCTTGACGCAGCATCAACTGGCACCGGAATGTCCACAGCTATGGCTGAAGCTCTTGGATCAAACACCACCAATCAGATTGCTGAGATGGCATTCTCGATTGACAAGGTGACAGTGACAGCGAAGTCACGAGCCCTCAAGGCAGAATACACAGTCGAACTTGCTCAGGATCTCAAGGCCATTCACGGTCTGGATGCTGAGACAGAGCTTGCTAACATTCTGTCCGCTGAGATTCTTGCTGAGATCAACCGAGAGGTTGTTCGCACAATCAACAAGTCCGCAACAGATGGAGCGCAGACGAACACAGCAACCGCTGGTGAGTTTGATCTCGATGTCGATGCCAACGGACGCTGGAGTGTTGAGCGATTTAAGGGACTTATGTTCCAGCTTGAGCGCGAAGCAAATCAGATCGCCAAGGCAACTCGACGCGGGAAGGGCAATCTCATCGTCTGCTCGTCAGATGTTGCTTCTGCTCTCTCGATGGCTGGGCTGCTGGACCACACTCCAGCACTCTCAGACAACCTGAACGTCGATGACACGGGCAACACCTTCGCTGGTGTTCTCAATGGTCGCTTTAAGGTCTATATTGACCCATACTTCGACTCGTCATTTGCTTCGGGGGCAACCGGATTCGGTGGAACGGAATACTTCACCGTGGGATACAAGGGATCGAGCGCATATGACGCTGGGCTCTTCTACTGCCCATACGTTCCGCTCCAGATGGTGCGAGCGGTCGGTGAGGATAACTTCCAGCCGAAGATCGCATTCAAGACTCGTTACGGAATGGTTGCAAATCCATTCGCAACGACGAATGGTGCGGGTGCGATTGATCTGAACGGAACGTCCGCAGTTGCCGCTGGTAACCGAAACGTCTACTACCGCTCCGTTTTGGTACGCAAC